AGCCCCACCATGCAATGTACTTGCTGTCATCCTCATTCTTAAACACTTTTGCATACCTGGTTCAAATGGAAAATCTACTTGTGTTGCACATCCTAGACTAGCATCACCAACTCCCTCTATTTCTGACCAACTATTCCCATTATAAAACGATTTATCATTGTCATCTGGTAAAATATTTTTATTACCTATATCTACGCAACCATGAAAAGTAGTAATATCTTGGTATCCCACAATTACTTGATAAGTCTGTGTTTCCTCGCCAATTATTTCGGCAATTTCAATTATAGTTGTAAATGGGTGAATATCAAATGACATATTATCCTCTTTGTTGTGTTCTATTACTTGCTAGTGTAAAACTAAACTCTAAATAATGCAAATTATTTTCTGTGTTATATACTTCGTAACTACCTGGAGTAATGCTAATTGCTACAAGCTGATTACTAACTCCCCATCTTGACAATGACATATTATCTGTTAGCTCTACTTCCATCCAAGCTAAAGGGCTTGATAACAACTCTTGTAACCAAATAGCTGTTTCACTATTTATAGGTTGTGAAACTACTTTCCACTCATCAACTCTTTTTTTCCACAAATCTTTACCTCCTCTCATTCCTCTAAGGGCAGCAGGTCTAAATTTTTCATATTGCGTTCCAGAAGTTTTAACACTTTTTGTTAATGTTCCATAAAAATTAAACCAATCATGGCCTCCTAAAGAATTTTGCCAATGTAATCTTACTTTGTTTTCTGAATCTGCTTTGCAATTTCCTACACCATTGACTCTATCTGTATAATGAACTACATGGTATCTAGCAGAAAGGTTTTGATTTCTATCAAAGTAACCCCAATAATTAGTAATACCTTGATTGTTATATAGCATAGTTACAAAAACAGAACTAACAAGTAAATTACCAGAGGCATCTACAATCATATTAGTTGATATTCCCATGTGTAATTGTATGAAAGTTTGTAGTTCTATTGGATGCACAGGTATTCTTCCTTGATGTGGAAGAGTCATACTGACTGGCACAAAATAAAAACTACTAAAAGCACCACCATTTATATCTCTAAGTAAAATAAGTGCAGTGTTTCCTATCTTATCACCATGTAAGTAATAAAAAGAAGGCGTAGGGTTGTCACTCACATCTACACTTATACCTAAAGGATAAACATTAGGATCTGTAGGAGCATAATTTGTTGGCCATCCATCAAAACCTGAATCTCCCCATAAATTTGCCATAGGCATATTTGTTAAAGGCTTAATACCATCTGAAGGAGATACACTAGGACCATTTTGTCCTAAAACAAAGCGATCCATAAATTCAAATACATCATTCATTCCATTAGATTTTAACTCATCTAAATTTGCTGCAACAACAACAGCTTCTTGACTGTATTTTTGTTCACTAAAATCATCTACTAATTGTCCTATTGCTGTCGTGCTATATCTTACAGGCCAACAAAGAAGTTTTACTTTAGCTGCTTCATGTTTTCCTGGCAACATAAAACCAATTTGATTAAACCAAGCACACATACCACTACCACAATAAGGTCTTGTATATTCCATTATGTTTAACTCATAAAAAGCAGATGTGCCATTTTGATTAAAACCATTCATTAAAACTCCTGTGCTAACATAACTACCTCCTGCATCTTGAACAAAAAGCTCTCCTCTAATAAATGCTATATCAGTATCTATAGCACTTATTTTTAATACTATAGGCCTATAAGCACTATAAAATTCTCTATTCAAATCTCTTACAAAATTTATTCCCGCCATAATTAAGGTATTGTTACATTTAATATTCTATTCACATCCATTTCAATAGCAGAGAAAGTATCTACACCTAATATTTCTGTTAATTCTCTATCCATCTCATCTTTAATTTCAGAAATCCAACCTTTGTTAGCTGGAGATTTGCCTTCTTGTTTTTGTTTTTGTGCTATTGCAAATGCGTGTCTTAATCCTTGTTTATAATTACCACCATGATATTTTTTTGCTGCCCAAATTGCTAAGTTATGTATGTACCAGCTTTTTTTACCTGTTTTCGTTTTTCCTTGTGGTGGAGTAAAAGGAATGTTAGAAAACCCTTCATCAAGTATTTTTCCTTCTTCATAAGATTGTAGCGTAAGATTTGCTAAAAAACCATCTGAGTCTAACTTAAAACGAATACTATCACTTAGCAATCCAAAAGTGTTCATAGGTAAACTTTGCCCTCTTTTTTTGGAAAGCTGTTTCCTAGCCATTTGCTCGGCTTTTAACCCAGCTCTTTGAACTATAGATAATATGTTTGTTAATCTAGCCATATTTATTGAGTTTCACCATCTGGATAAGTAGGAGGGAAAACAGGATCTTCATCTACACAAGGCTCAGCACCCTCTCCATAACAACAACTACCATCATCTGTTCCAGCGGCAGGATCATAATTAACAGCTAAAGGATCTGTACAACCACAAGCACCAAAATAGGGTGCGCAGGGTTCATCACACCCTCCTGTTCCAGGATCTCCACAAGGATCAACTGTTACCGCTATATTTGCTATAGCATCAAACTTAACTTGTAGCGTTACTAAATTATCATTAAAAAGTCCTTTATTTCTAACTATTTGTATTTTATGTTTTGGTACATGAGCTTGACATCCTCCACCCCCACTAATACCTAGAGCTAAACATGATAATAAATTCCACATTTTTACTTCTAAAGCAGCCATAATAGTTACCACATCATCATCAAATGTTTGCACTCCTTGTGTGCTTGATTTTGAGGTAGGTCTAGCAAGAGTCATTTTAAAAGTATAAACTTCTTTTACTCCTTCTGCTATATAAGATGTTGGATACTCTATATTTAATAAATCATAACAAATATTATGATCAAAATTTATGTGTTCTGGTGGACCTAATTTTACAGTACAAAAACCAGCAGCTTGAGCGCAGGTTTTGAAATCTGCCATCAGATTACTTAAACTATATGTTGTTGAATATGTGGACATATTTATTTATTTATTTTTTTACTTATCTCATTATATTTATCTTCAAAAGCACCACAAGCAGCCTTCCAAGATAAGTATGTTAATATTTCATACAATTTAGTGTTTAAAACACTATCTACAGGACTCATTCCATCTCTTGTGAATATGTTGTCTTTAGCAACATCATACAAAGAGTTAAGCCAACCATAACCATCTATTGTTCCTTTTGTGGCCATTCTTGCTTTTGGATCTCCCCCTTCTCCTGAGAGGTTAGGAAACTTATCATCAATTTCTGTTCTAACCTGTTCAAAAAAAAACCGACATCCCATATCGTTGCCATGTCTAATTTTTCAAATAGTTTAGCCCTTTTATCTATTAAGTCATCATCTAACTTCTCTTCTTCTCCTTTCTTTTTGCAAAGGATAGCAATTTGTTTTGGCAGAATATCTAACCTCCCTTTATCTAACATATTTGCGTGAAGTTCAAGTTGTTCTGCCTCTATATATCTTCCAAAAGAAGATTTTGTCATTAAAGCCTCTGGTAAAATAAACTTCTCTTCACCAATAGTAAAAGACTCTATGTTGATTGGAATGTAAGATTCATTTAAAAATGATAATGTTGTCATAATTTCATTAGCAACATCTAAGTCAAGCATACTTATATCTGATTCTGACATACCACACCAATAAGATAAAATTTTAGTATTGTCTTTTATATCTTGTAATGCTTGTTCCCATTCATCTACATCTGTCTTTATTTCTTTAGTTTCTCTTTCTATACTTTTTAATAAGTTTGCAAATTTTAAAAATCTTTCAAAAGTACACTCAACCCAACTTTCAGGGATGCTTACTTTTTTTTCGTTAATTATATATTCTACCATTAATTTAAATGTTTTTTTTCTTCACTTTCTGTCCAAGATTGAGCTATTAAACTTCTATCTAGCTTAACCAATGTTTCTGAGATTAAAGATAACACTTTTAATTTATAAATCCCCACATCTTCATGTTCTTCTGATTGAACTGCAGCAAAATAACCCATACTAGCCCAATAAACATTGTTAGGTAAAGATTTATACCAATTTTCATAATCAACTTCCCCCATTATCGCATACAAACCTAACTCATTATGAAAAGTTATAAAATTTTTTATTATTTCTTGATAACCTGCAAAATCATCATCATAATAAGTAGCCTCATTTATTATTGCCTCAAGTTCACTTAAAAAATCTTTTACTATCTTGGAATGTCTTTTGTTTAAGCAATATATATGAGTTAAACTTTCCATAACGCAATATAAATAATTTTATATGGAAGTTTATGGAATAAAAAGTTATTTTTTTTTATCTCCAAGCCACAATTCTTTTACTATTTTTAAAAAGATACCTCATTCTCATCATAAGAGCATCTGCATAATCAGGAGAATGTCCTAAAGTAGCTTTCATTTCTTTTTTTGATAAAATAGCAAGTTTGCCATCTAAATCCATGTTTTTTCTCCTTATAACCTCTAATTCTTCTATTATAGTGTTTCTTAAAGTAGTATCATTGCATTTTATCCAAATATTACCTGCATTTATCTGTTCGGCTAACTTATAAAAGCATTGTGTCTTTAAATTTCTATAATTTTCGTTATTTAAAGCTTTTGAGTTATTTACAAAAGGTTGCACTCCTTTCATGTAATGTGAGAGATATTGTCCTACTCCATCACTATCAATTATGATGTTTTTTTGTGGTATTTTATGCTTATTTGCTAAGTTTTTTATCAGATTTTCCACATTATCGGCAGATGTTTTGCTTTTTGTTATGATTTCCTCTACTACTAACCCATTCCATAGGCAAATAACCAATTTATCACTTCCTAGCAGTGCTACATCACAAGAAAGATACTTTTCTTGCCCTTCTGTAGATACAAATGAGTTGGAAAAGACATTTAAGACAGATTCGTAGTTAAAAAGTCTATCTTCACCACTATCATACTCCCAATTACCATGCAAAAGCCTTTCTCTTGACACAGGATCAAGTTTTTTTAGTTGTTCCTCGTAAAATTCTGAAATATGAGGGTTATCTACTAGTTTTGCTTGAACAAATTTCTTATGATCGGCTAAAGTACCATCTCTATCTTGTTTATAAAAATCATACACCCAATTTTTCGCTGGATTACAGCTCATTAGCACTTTTGGGCGTAATTTATAGTCCGAAAGCATATATCTTATCCTTGAAGCAACAACATTCTTCGCTTTTTCAGTACATTGGTTCACCTCATCAATAAAAGCACCAGAAATCTCCAAAGAACCAAGAGAATCAAAATTTGGATCTGCAGGATATTGATAAAGATCTTTTAATAGTATTGTACTCCCATTATTAAATTCAATAACATTACTTTGTGCGTTAAATTTATAGGTTTCTCCTTTTTTTACTCCCCAATCCCCACAAACCATAAAGAATGAGTTTAATGTTGTTTCTTTTAATGTTTTTAGTACCGCCCTCCCCATCAACCACCTAGTTCCAGGATACCTTAAACAAGAATACAACAACCAAGCTGCCCCAAAATAAGATTTACCCCCACCAGCACTACCTCCAAAAAGAATTTCTGAAGTTTTGTCATCATGTAGGTACTCCCAAGCTAAATGTTGCTTTTTTGTTGGTTGAAAATCTATTTCCAAACCTTATTAACTAAAGCTTTTACAGGTTTCTGAATTAGAAACACAATAAAAAAATAAATTATAACGCTAGGCAAAGCACAAAGCACTGCGGTAGTCGCAAAAAAATATTCTAATATTCCAGCGTTTTTGCTGTAGGGGAAAAAGTCTTTTAAGTTCATTTTTTTTATTTTAAATTAACAAGTTGGTATTACAGCATTATTAACTAATGTTAGCCATTCTGCATTACTTAGGTTCATTGGTTTATTTTTATAATTGCCACTAGAATCTGTAGCTAATAATACATCTGTTTTTAATGTAGCAACTGATGAAGCAAAAGAACTACAATTAGTTGATCCTGCTCCATGATCTAATGATCCAAAAATAAATCCTGTATTAACAATATCTCCTTTTTCTATAGTTTCTATTAAAGTTCCTATATTCACACTCATAGATGCCATTGTCATTTCAGTTTGTTTTGTTCCTGCTAAAAAAGAATCTGCTTTACTAGCACAACTTTCATAAAAAGTAGTTCCAGCAGAACCAAAGTTAGATGTTAAAGATTTTATTTCTGATAATGTTACATCTTTTGCTATTTGAACACATAAATTTTCGTTGATAGCTGTACTTTCATCTTGAATAGATGTTGTGTCAATATAAAGATTAAAAAGAGCATCACTTATTAATTCTTCTTTTTCTATCATACTTCCCATAACAACTTCAGATTTATAATCCTCGCTTTTAACTTCAGTTTTCTCTTCGTTTGCATAAGACTTTATACTTCCTATTCTTCTTTCTTCTTTTCTTATGTCCTCAGATTTTTCTATTAATTTTGTTCTTATATTTTTATCTTGTCCTAAACCTTCTTTAGCGGCTGTTGTAACCAAAGCCCCAAGATAACAATCTTGTCCAGTAAATTTTGCCATTTTATTTTATATTTAATTTGTTCTTAAAGTTTCCAAAATATGTCATTTATTTTTATTATATTCGTACCTCAAAGTTCTTTTACTTCAAAAGTAAATACTTCTTTGCTGTAAAATGCGAAAACGAAGTTGAGCAGAGAACAGCTAAGCAATATTAAGGGGGCTAATTATATTTACTCCGAAGGGGGTTTATAATTAAACACAAACCCTTCTCCACCACTAGTAACATCAACCCGATCAACAACTATACCTTTCATTTTTGCAATATCTTGCAACAACAATCTACACAAATTCAAATCACCAGCTTTATAACCCTTGCTATATAAATCTTGCAACATTATAGCGTGTTTATCAATTTCATATTCCCGCTCTTCTGCAAACTGCTCAGCAAAACTTTCCAATGCTTTTTTATAATAAATACTAGCCATTCTTCTTTTAATACCCCAATGAGCTTCACAATACTCAACTATGTCTGTATATCTGATGCCTCTCAATATTAATTTTACAACTTCTGTAGTTCTTTTGTAACTAACCAAACTCGTAGCTTTTCCAGAGCTTTTTGTTATGTTTAATTTGTCTGGATTATAACTTGAAACAACTGCTTTAATAGTTTTTTCATCTTCTCGCTTTTGCTCCAGCTTGGCAGCCCTCTTTTCAGCCCTTTCTTGATCTCTTTTATTCATAATACAAATTTACATATTTTATGCACAATATAAAAAAAAATAAATTAAAGAGTTTGGAACAAAAATACATATTATGCACCTAGTGTAATAAAACTCAAATTGGGAAAATCTAGTGTGAATATTAGACTACATGGATTTTGTGGCTTGATTTCGTAAATAAAATTTTTTTTTCGTTGGCTTACAATAGCTTACAAACCCCCCACAAACAACACCTTTTTAATAAATAATTTTTTTTTTGGTTGGCTTTTTTCGTTGATTTTGTGGCGTGAGCCTTGACAAATTGCAATATTTTATTTTGTTTTTTTGGTGTGTTTATCGCTTTTTTTTGTGCCTTTTTTTTGGTTGGCTTGTGTAAAATGTTTTGTGTTTAAGTA